GGAACAGGCGAAAATATTTTCGGGTTGTGAGGCTACGAGGTTGTGTGAGAATTTGTACAAAGGTTGTGAGATCGTTAGCGGGTCGGCCTGTTGCGTGTCCGATTATCCAAGACAACCAATGTTGTCATCACTTTGACTACACTCGCGTTTTCACCTCGGTTTTCACCGTGTAGAATCGCTCCGGGACGTATAACATTTTCGCTGCGGCGTCGTGCTGGAGATTGGTTGTCGGGCGGTACGATGTGGTCGGGCGACCTCGCCCCGTAAAAACCGAGGTGAAGTTGTCAAGACAACGAGTCCCCAGCGTTTTCCACCTCGCTGTTTCCAAGTGTTTCTTATTATTTTTTAAGAGGTAAGGTATAACCGTTCAAAATAAATATAGGTAAACTTTTTAAGCTTTGCGTTTACTGCTTAATGAAAGTAAAACAAATGCGAAAAAGTAGTGCAATGACTCACAGACAGCACCAACAGCCATTTGACTCGGTGAAAACCGAGGTGAAAACGCGAACCAAAACTGGCAGACAACCGATCCGCCACTATTTCTCACTATTTCGGGAAAAATTACTTGACACTAGAACTTCGTGAGGTATCATTGGGAGGAATTGAAACAGATCTCAAGCCACCACGGTGACCCATGAAACTAATCAAACTCGACTGTTGCCCATCCGAATCCACAGACTGGGCTAACTACCTGTCTCGACAAAACTTTTCAGATTTCAAGGCTGACGCCTTGACGCGAATATTTATTTCACGGTGGAACAATCCCGAGCAAACTTGGATGGTTGATCCGGACGACCATTTCTTCATGGACGTCTCCAATATCGCCAATTTACTCCGGACAATCCAATTCGACCATGAAACGGTGGTTTGGAACAGTCCGCGAGAACTGGCGGAATGGGCAGGGAAACACCCTCTTTTCGGGAAGGGATTGGTCTTGACCAACAAGTTCAATTTTGAACGGATCAAAGACTGTCTGGTCACCAACACCACACACTGGACATTAGAGTCTTCAGTTTTTGTCCCTCGGTCGCTCGTAAATCTAGCACCTCAATGTATTTATCGAGACACGAAACACCGTCAAGGGGTTACACGGCGAGGGGGGAAGTACCGGGGCCAATATAACTCACGGACAGGACCACTGCACCTCAGCGAATTCGACGCTTATATGGATTTTTGCGTACTACGAATTGAGGGAGCTCACAAATCCCTCTTCGATTATCAAAACCAATACCAACCATCGTCACAAGATGTTGATACCATAGTCGACGGTTTTCTAGTATACCTGCAATTTATGGCGGATGACGAAGAAGAAAATTTACACCGATGGAATAAGCACCATCCCAAGTTTGGGGTTATCAATGACCCACGTTTTTTACAAAAGCGGGCGGAGATTTTACCTAAATTGATAGCGATGACGGACAACCAAAGTGTTCGTAAATTTCTGGGTCGAGATTTTAACAAACCGGTAAAGCCCAAACCTACTCGGACCCCAGAACAACGTCAAGAACGGCAACTCAACCAGACTCACGACCGTATTTTCAAACGATTGAAAGCTCACCCACTCTGTAAAGGTTGGGCAGAGGACGACCTACAAAGATGGGTACAACTCAACGTAAAGACCGGCCACTCTTATATCTCCATGCCACAACTAGACATGGGAATCCCAACCAACCATGAGAACTGCTATGCACTTCCTAACTGTTGGGGCGACCTGACACCAACCTTCTATGAGGACTATCGTCCGGGGCTCACATTTGACAAAACCAATATGCGTTTCCGCGTCTCTACAAAAGAAGATGGTAGGCGTCGTAGTTTCACATCGGAAAAGGAAGCCTACCTTTTCTTGATTGAAGATCGAATGGTATGGGTCTCCAAGCAGCTACCTTTGACAGATTGGGTCTACAGCCGTCAAGCTAGATTCCTTAAGCAGCTGCGAGAATACTACGATCATATCCTCGCGATTCCCGAACCATGGGCTTACATTGAGGAAAATCGACTGAAAACCGAATAATTCACTTGACAAGCTTTTACCTTGGGGTAAACTTGAGAAACCAATCCAACTTGAAAGAACCCAATGCAAACAGACCAACAACTTAGAGAACTAGGCATCTACGGAGAGCGTAAAGCCAACTTACTAAAGTTGGCAACGCACTTGAAGACTGTACCTCAAGAGAAATTCTACATGGGAACTTTCTTTGCGGTTGATACCGAAGAACAAGACCTTGAAAGACTTTACGATATAGAGGTGGATTTCACTCTGAAAGAGCCAGAACTTTGGCAACTCGAACCGGCAGAAGAAGTACACGAGTGCGGCTCGGTATCGTGTGCTGTAGGTCGAGGACCGGCAGCTGGAATACCAGTCGCCGACGCGACATGTTGGCACGGCTATTCACGAGAAAACTTTGTGGACACACTTGCACCTCAAGGCGACCGGGCAGAAGACTTCCTGTTCAGTCCCGACTGGCAACACATTGACATCACACCGATGGGTGTGGCAAAACGAATTGACATGATATTGAAGTCAGGCCTAGAATGTTGGCCCACCAATGTGGGACTATTATACTTTTACGGTAACCTACCTTACGAAACGGAATAACAACTATGTTGACCGAACAAGAATTACTGGACCACGGAATCGATTCAACTCGTAAGGCAAACTTGCTAAAGTTGGCGGAACACTTACGAGGGTTGGACCGCGAAAAGTTCAACATGAACTACTTCTATGAGTACTACGATGACCTGCAAGATCGACGAGTAACCTTAAACCCCGACCAGTTGGAGTACCAAGATGACCCGCACCCCTGCGGTACCGTGGCCTGTGCCGTCGGATGTGGACCTGCCGCAGGGATCCCCATCGCTGAATCAGATGGGGACTGCTGGGAAGTATATTCCAGTCGTGTTTTCGTACAACGTGCCGTAGAAGGTAACCCTCCACACCGGTTTTTAGCAGACTGCACGTGGGCTTTCTTATTTTCAGGTTCTTGGGCACGGTTTGACAACTCACCAACTGGGGCTGCAGAACGTATTCAATTTGTTCTAGAGAACGGTCTAAAAAGTGTCTGGGCTGATGGGATGGGCGTGTACGATTTCTTCGCATCGATCTCAAAAGACACATTACCTTACAAGAAGTAACAACTATGTTGACTGAACAAGAATTACTGGAACACGGTATCGATTCGACTCGTAAGGCAAACTTACTAAAGTTGGCAGCGTACTTACGAAAGTTGGACCGTGAAAAGTTTGACATGCGTAGCTTCTATAAACGATACGATGAGTATAGCGGTAGGCTTGTGATGGCAAATCCTAGTGAGGTAGGACAACATGCAACACCCAACTATTGTAACACCGTTGCGTGTGCAGTAGGCTGTGGTCCAGCTGCAGGGGTTCCGGTAATTGACACGGATACGGGGTGGTCAATTTACTCACAACGCGTATTTACCTCTTGTGCGAGAACTTGGGATTTCTTGTTTTCAATCAGTTGGGTAAAGATTGACAACTCGTCGGTCGGTGCTGCCAAACGTATTGAATTTCTCCTAGAGAACGGTCTGAAAAATATCTGCCCGAGTAACATAGATATGGATGATTTCTTCGATAGTATCAAAATGGACGGGTTACCTTATGCTCAATGAATTGTTATACATAGCCCTCCTAGAAAACATCAATAGTAGTGACGATGGCGACGGGAAACGGCCAAAGTACTTCTTGTTGAAAGTAATTGCCCTACTTGTGATTCTCTTTATCGTTTACAAGATAATCACGATCGGTGGGGCGGCACCTCCACCGCCTGTTATCGAACCCCCAAAAGGAATCTGGGAATGACGCCAGAAGAATTCCAAAGACGACTTGACTATCTCCATGGTGCGAAATGGAATCTGGAATCCTTCTACACAGGACTCAACGACCCGCTAACATTCCACTGTGCATTACACGGGAAGTTCGAAACAACGGGGCGTCGGGTATTGAAAGGTACAGGGTGCCCTTTTTGCTTCCGTATGAAGAAAAAGACAACCCGTCAACCCCACATGAAGACGTTCGAAGATTTCGTGGACCGATCGAGAGAGTGTCACGGGGATCGGTACACGTACGTAGATTTTGAATCGGCAAGTAAACCAACCAACGTGATTTGTAAACGCCATGGAAGTTTCTCGATTGTTCCGAGTCAACATGTTGACGGGAGGAACTGTCCGAAGTGCCATCGTCATAAAATTTCAGGTCGCGACTCGTTTGTCAAAAGGGCAAATTCGAAGTACCTCGGAAAGTATTCCTACGATGGTTGGGCGGGATCCGAGGCCGCGATCGGCATCTGCTGTCCTGAACACGGGGTGTTCCAACAGACGCCGGCAGCCCACCTTCAAGGTCTAGCGTGCCCGAAGTGCAATGAAACCTCACTGGCGGCAAGCGTGTGCGATCTTTTGACAGGTATGGACCTACCAATTCGACGCAACTACGTGGTGAATTCTTTGTTTGGTTCGAAATATCTACCCTTTACGGTGGGAATTCCCTCCCTTAGGATTGTGATTGACTTACATCCGCTTGCCGCGGCGGAACACCAAGAAAAGACCGCTTGGGCCAAAAAGTCTAGATTTCAATACCTTTCTGTTCGAACGAAGTCAGAAATAGAGGAAATTTGGCCTTTTTAGATCGGTTTACCCAGATTTTGTTCGTTTTTGGATATTTACACCCCTTATTAACTATGTAGGGGCAGTTTTCTCTCTCGAAAGGTAACTCAATGTCACAGTATGACGTACCCGATAAGGCCATTGGAGACCCGTTCACAGCCGTTGAGCATAATGAACTCCGTGACGCCCACAACGATACAGACGAACGTACAGAGGCCACTGAGGCTGCTCTGAGTACCCTCCAAGAACAAGTCAACACGAACACCCAAGAGTCGGCTCGAACCGGCAAGATAGATTGGTAACCATGCAGATTGCAATCAACAAAGTCACCGCACTCCCCGCAGTACTTGAGGCCTCGAGTCTCTACTTTGTTCTCCAAAGTGCCACCGACACAATTTCAGAAGCCTACATCACCGATATCGATGGTAATGCCAAAGGAATTGGCAATACAGCCTTCATTACTGCGGTCGCGACAGCGGTATTCAACCAACAAAATGCTTCGAACAATGCATTTGAAATTGCACCAGATATTGCATCCCGCGATGCACTAGCCGCCAATTTCAGCGGTAACCGATTGGTACTGGTGACCGACGCCTCCAATGACTCAACAGTCAGCAATGGTTCAGCGTTGTACTCGTGGGACCAAGCTATCGGTACCTTTGACAAGTTGACCGAGTTTGAAAGTCTCGACGTCGTGATCACTTGGGACTCTATCACAGATGGCCCAACATCTACGCCTGCGATGGTCGACGCCGCCGTCGCCGCGACAGTCGCAAACGCAGGCGCGGCAGCCGCAAACGCATCAGGCCTAGCGAACCTACAGCAAACAGTCGATGAACACTGGAACGAAGTCGAAGAACTCATTGACGTGGCAGATCAGAATTCGGAAGGCGTAGCTTCCAACACTACCTTAGCAACACACGCCAATCGAACCCAGCTGGATCTAATCAGTGAAGACGAAAGTGTCCCGACGTACAACGGTCAGAAGATCATCCGTCAAGGTTCTGAAGACTGGTAAAACACATAGCGGATGGGCCAGTGCCCAACCGGGCCTCATAAGCCGGGATTGTCAGGTGCAACCCCTGAATCCGCCACTTTAGACCAACGATGATAGGAGGCATAGGATGCCTAAGTTCTATCTCAAAAACGAAGATCGTGAGTTCCTAGTCGAAGCAGTCGACGCCCAACTCGCAACGATCTGGTGGTTCCACACGGAACTAACACACCTTATGAACCGGTACCTCCACTCTGGAAGACTACCGGTCATCGACGTTTCTCACATCGGTGACATCCCAGAGGATATTCCAAAGCAATTAGTCGCCATCGCGATTGAGTTGTTTGGACCCACCACTACTTGCAGTTCGAGAGGGTTCGGTAACGACGACCAAGGTTGGATCTCATTCTCTGAAACATACCAAACTTGGCTCGAAATGATTTGGGCAATTGAAGGTTAACCATGAATAATATCCACAAGGTGGTCAATTCACTACCGACTACTCTTGAACCTAACTCAACGTACCTCGTACGTAATGGAGTTGGGTTCGATGTTTATGTCACTACCGTTGGCGGAGTTGCCATCCGTCAAAACGATAAGTGGGTATTGAGTTTTGGCAACCGTGTAGCTCTCGTGGTTGACACCAATATTATCTTCAATATCAACTATGGCCCACACAGTGAACGAGACTGGGCACGTGATATGGGTGGTGATCTTGGAGATGAGCCCGGCCCACTTGAAAAAGGAATGACGATTGCTCGTGACGGTAAGTTGATTAATATTGGTCTACAGTATCGTTGTAACAACACTCAAGAGATCATCACTGATGTTCGACTCTGGCGACAGACAAAGGGTTTCGGCCCAACTGCTACCGCAAGTAACACACTTCTCTGGCAGACAGAACTTATCACTAGTGACACAATACCACGTAGGCTGGATTTAACAAGCCAAGATTTTGGCGACGTGCAATTAACAACACGAGATGAATTGTTCTTTGTTTGGAGAAGACTCTCTCCTACTGGTGCTACACGCCGTTACTTTGTCGGTGTCGATTTAGTTATAGACTCGGGGGGAACTTAATGGAAGTTACACTCGAAAACATTTCTGAATTTGGGATACTCATACTGGGTTCTGAGTTGGCCCCTCAACAAACCAGAACAGTTTCAATCACAGACCCAAGTGACTGGCAAGAGGTACAAGAACTAATCGACGAAGGCGAACTGTCAGTTATCAACACTGAGACAGGGGCTGAAGTCACGACCGATCCTACGGCCGCGAAACCTAAATGGTCTGAGTCCGTTAGAGGTCGTGCTTACGTCTACTTTAGTAGTACTGTTGACCGCGGTCCCAACCTAACTTACCCGTACTCTTGGCCTGTTTGGTCGAGTACGTATAGTAAGACCAACCCAACATACTTAGCGGGTGGAGTAACAACTCCGATACCTGCCCGAATCAAAAAGATTCATCACAAGTTCCGATTACTCTCGAATATTTCAACTCCGACAACGTTTCGTATTTGGCGACAGACCAAAACAAACGATAGTAATCAAGTAACAAACACACTCCTAGCCAAGATTGATAAAACATTCTTGGGTCTCCGAAACCACTTCTTCGATATCGAAGAGGACGATTGGTTAGTAGACCCGGTCGTCGATGTCAAGGATGTCGTTTTTGTTACCTATTCGCGAACCACTAGCGGTACGTACAATACTTTTGCCGTTCAAGAATTAAGATTTGATTTTGAGGGTGTCTAATGCAAGTCAAACTAACCGGTGAAGGACCTCTGGAACTTTACAACGGCGATCTGATTGAAGAAGGTCAGATCTACGAAGTAGACACTGTTGACGAATTCCTAATGGACGAGATCACGGACTTAATCAAAGCCGGGACGCTCCAACGAGAGTGGGCACCAACCGACTTGGTACTCTTCCAATTAATCGGTGAGCAATCAAATTACCAACAGATTGACTTTTCTCTTTTAGGACTCCGAAAAGAAAGCCCCAGTTACTCACTCGGACGCAAGACTGAAGCCTCATACCTCCACGGTGAGCAACTATGCGTACGTAAAGTCTTTGAAGACGTCAATGTTGACGGTAACCTGACTGGTCTCGAAATTATTTTTGAGTACTACAATAATGATGGTAGCGTAGGCTCTGCAAAACGAGAAACAGCTGTAACGTACAACAAGTACCAAGCACAAACAGTAATTCGCAACCGCCGTCAAAGAATCATTGACTACCTAGTTGCAGGGGCGAAAGACACACCGATCGAAGTTTATATCGATCAAATCTTTGACAAGTACTTCGACGAAGTACAACGTTTTGTAGCTAAAGGCACCGCTGAATTTCGGCTCGCCTTGGAAGAAGAGACAGACCCGACATTGGCTTTCATTCTAGGTTTGGATGTTACCCCGTTGGTTCCCGGATGGACTGTTCTAGCATCAATCTTAGAGCAAATACAGCCCGCAGAAATCGAATACTAATTTCAATGGTTTCAGAGCCCAGAGCCTGTAACGTTTAGAGTTTAAGGGAGACTCAGACGGTACTTGTACGGCCTAACCACGCATTGAAATTATGGTCTAACTTGAAAATCTGGAGACTCAATGTCAACGTTTACTTCCTTCGAAAGTTTCGAACCAGTCCCCGATACCTACAAAAAGTACCGCCTCCTCGAAGATCTTACTTGGGAGGTTGGAGCTAAAGGCTCCGGCTGGCAATTAAACCTACCTGAAGGGTTTGAGTTCGACATTTCCGTTCCAAGATTATTGGAGTGGTTCCTGTCGCCGCATGATCGCGAAGTCCTACTCGCTGCTGCTGTCCATGATGAACTACTTAATCGAGGACACGACCTGTTCTTCGCCAGTGGTGAATTCCGACGAGCCGCGATCGCTCGAGGTAAGCATTGGGTCTTTGCCCGTATTTTGTATCAAACCACGTTAACGTGGACCCTGTTCGCTAGGATGTTGGGACGATGAATCAAGCACAAAAAGATCGATTCACAGTTTACGTTATTGGACGATCTCCCAAATTAAAATTGTGGCGAGCGAGACGCCGACGCCGTTTTGATCTAGCCGTTCGACTTGCGTCAGAGTACGTTGAAGCCGAACCTACTGCTAGTCCAGAAGTCATTGCCAACCGTGTTACAACAGACCTTCGAGGTTCGTTCGTGGTGACTGTCGGGATTGCCCTACTCGTCAAAATTATGGTCGAGTGGATGTACAGTTGGCTCCGCGAGAACGACCTATTACCTTTTGAAGACCCCGAAACGGAATAGACCATGACTAATGAACTCGTACCTTTGCATGATCCTAGTCGTTGCAAAAAATCCACTTCTCAAGGACAGTGCGAGTTCAAATCATGTGAAGGTTCTGACTACTGTGAAATCCACGGTGGGAAGCTCCAGAGTTTACGAAAAAGAAAACGATCTTTGAATCTAGATCGCTTGAACTTCGAGATGCAGGTTGAAGACCTACTAAACAATCCGGATCTCTACCTATTGGATCAAGAGATCTTGATGGTAGACCGATCATTGAATGCTTTGATCGAGCAAATCAACGGCGAGGATGAAAAACTCGTCGAGATGATACCCCGACTCGAAGTTATCTTAAAACTCTCTGAGAAGTTAAAGAAGTCCGGGGTCGAACTAAAACAAAAAACGAACAACATGGTTTCGAAATCAGTTGTTTACGCTCTGGTCCAAGAAATCATCAACATCCTAGGCTCCACGTTGAAAAAACATGGGGTCAAAGGTTATGAAGAGATCATACAGGAAGTTACGGAAGAGTGTGCGAATCGCGCCTCCAAAGCAGAGAATCCTGAATAAATCACTATCCCAATTCGCCGCTACAAGCCGCGAAGACGGATAGGCAGTCGTGAAGGGTCCGGCAGGACAGATCAACCTCTCGGCTGCTGGCCAACAATAACAAGGAACTTGAGATGCTAAACAAACGACGTGTGATCATGATGTTAGGTGCATTCGTACTAGGATTAATCTTCTGCAGTTTTGCAACAGCGGAGGTTTTTAGTTCCTATCAGGCCGCAAGAGCTGCGACTGTCAAAAACAAGAAACCACTGGTGGTCCTAATAACAGCTTCATGGTGCCCACCTTGTAAGGCGTTCAAGAAAAATATTCTTCCGGGACTATACAGCTCGGACGCTTTTAAAAATGTCAACTTCGTCCACATGGATGTCGACATGGATCCGATGGCACGTCAGATCCTAAAAAGACGTGGTCTTCCGAGCATGATTAAATACACGCCGGGTAAACGTTGGAAGACTGAATCAATCACTGGCTATCAAACGATCGAAAAAATCAAAACATTCTTGGGAGAGAAAAATGAAGTTCAAAAATCTATACCTCAGTACGACGGTCCTAATCCTCAGCCTACTAGTCCTTTCCGGATCCGCCAACGCTCAGTACGAGTTCAAAGTTCAGGAAGTCAAAGCGGTAACAGGTCTCAGCAATATCAATCGGGTTGGCAATGTCCTAGTCGTTGATGAGGACTCAGATCCTAAGTTCAAAGACGTGGTCATCCTCTATGTTGATTCTGATGATGTTGATGTGGAAGTTGAGTTGCTCGACCGTACACCGGTTGCGATCAATCCTGTCGGACCTAATGAAAATGGGGTCGTAGCGTACGTCTTCGACGAGCCCGGCACCTATTTCGTTACGATGGAACAGTTGATAATCGACGAAGATCGAGTCAAACGAATCAAACGAATCAAACGGCGAGCCAAGATCGAGGTAAAGAATTACCAACCGGTCCTACCCGACAACGTCGATCCAAGTCAATACCAAGATGTAATCGAACGCGTGATGCCTTTGATTAATCAAATGTCAGACAACGACCGACGAAAATGCGAAAGCATCATGGTCCAAGCTTCGAACAAAATGAAATCGTTTGAATTCAAGTCGATGAACGATGTTGGAACATACATTGCAAGTAACCGGCCGAAGGACAATTTGACTAACCAAGTATTTAAAATCCTGTCTGATGAAGCGAAATCCAGACCACCACTGAGTCGTCCGGATACCCAGTTGCATTTTCAGATTGTCGCGGCATTGTTTCACGTGAGTTAGTAACCATTCCCTTGTAGCTCAGTTGGTAGAGCGGCAAACTGTTAATTTGTTGGTCGTAGGTTCGAGTCCTACTGAGGGAGCTATCTGATCTACCATGTGTAGAAACAGAAACGAGTCCGTCGTACGCGGCGGACTTAGCAAACAATTTATTGGGAGAGAAAATGAGTTTCAAGAAGTTTGGATGGGGCGGAGAATTTGACAGCGTCGACTCTAAAGTCGCGGCGGAACGTCGTGGCATGGATCAAATTGCCGCCAGCGGAGTGAATCGACTTCGCCGCCGACAAGCAAAGCAAGTCGTGGACCCACATCTCTTGGGACTCGTTAAGACTATTCAAGAGAAGAATGGTATCGAAGGTGGTTTTGATTACAGCTACCTCTACCAAGCCCTGTTCGGAGAGCGACCCGTCTGGGTGGCCCAACAAATTGGCAGTTGCGTGGCCAGTGGTAGTATGAGAACGATCGCCTACCGGTCAATGGCTGAGTGCTTCCTACTCGGATCAGATGAAGAACTACTCGGAACCGAAGGTGCTGGTAGAAACTGCTATGCACCCTTTGCCCCCTACCACTACCGTGCAGGGCGTCATTTCGCTGGTATCAACGGTTACCAAGATGGTTCTTTATGCCTACCGCAGGTCCAAGGCCTGATGGAATTTGGAATGCTACGTTGCGACACTGAAGGCTTACAGTCCAACAAGTTCCCGGAGCCCGATGATGATCAACTCTACAAGCGATGGGGTGCGAGCGACGAGTTGTTGGACCAATTTAAACATGAAGGCCAACGACACTTACTACTTGAATCAGAACCAGTTAACGATGCAGATTCTGCGGAAGTCCTGCTGACTGAACACTTCAAACCTTTGAACATGTGCTCATCGTGGGCTTTCAAAGCTGATCGAAAACACCCGACGTGGAAAGATGATCGTGGCGTTCCTGTCATGATCTACACACGTGACCGCGGAGATACTTGGCACCACAATGTATCAATCGTCGGTTGTGTTATGGTCAACGGTCGGATCTTCTTCACCGTATTGAACCAATGGGGATATGCCCACCACCAACGTGAATGGTTCGTCGTCACAGGCGAAGAAATGCAAGACTGGTTGAATGATTCGGGAACGGTTTGCCAATCAGTTGGCGACATCGGTCTTAACAGTCATGGAAACGATATTTTCGGAGAAGGTTAATGAACAAACGCAATCCAGACGATGTCAAAGTATCTGGCAATCCAGATCTTTGGGTACTTATTTGTAAAGCATCTTCCGAGTCGGAAGGTTGGATGAAGTCTACCAAGGCGATGCAGATGCCTTCGGGTTGTCTCGTTCAAGTTTCTACTAAGGAAGGTAGTAAAGTCGCCGAGGCTTTACAGTTCGTCCCCGGTGTCAAGATCGACACCGATGAGGACGGGAAGCCACAGTTGGTTCCTCTGCTCGCCCTTGATATGTTCAAGGAAGAAGGCATTAAGCTCGAAATTGATATTCCGACAACAGAATTCACCATCGATAGTCCCTTCTACAATGGACAAAAGATTGGTGGCTTCGAAGAAGACGAAGAAGACGATGAATAACGTCTGATCTAAACCGATAAATCAAGAGACCCTTAACCCTACATAAGATAAACCATGTCACAGTATAACGTACCCGATAAAAATATAGGCGACCCGTTTTTAGCAGTCGAACACAACCTGTTGAAGAATGCCCACAACGATACCGACAATAAGACAGCTGCTAACACAACTGCTTTGTCGGAATTGGGTACCGCCTCACGTCTAGATGTGCCAAGTACTGCTGGTGAGGAAGCTTCTGCAGGCCAAGTTGTCAGAGGGGACGATCCTCGACTCCAACGGACTGAGGACGCAATCGAAGTAATTCTGGATGGTACTACATTCACCCTACCTACCGCCGTAGATGGCGACGTACACAACTTCACGGTTGCAGCCCTCCCATTAGACATTCAATCTTCGGAGCCTTCCGATATCGCTGCTCTAAGCGGTATCGAAGTTCAAGACCAACTGGTTGCACTCCCAACAAGCTTCGATGTCCGTACATTCGAAGTAGCAGCTGAACAACCAAACAATGCCCCTGATACTGTCTTCTGGACCATTAGTGATAATGTTGTCCTAGGACGCTCAGGCGATGGGCATTTCTACAACCAAGCTGCCGGACAAAGCAATGATCAAAGTGGGAACGTGACAGGTACGTTGTGGCGTAATGATACTTTCACGACGCCGCAAGGTATGCAGGACTCCTACGATGGTAGAATCGGCTCAAACATCACCAGTCCTGAATACCAAAACGTGTTTATTACGGACACGGTGACTGGTATTGAGCACGGACCTTTTCAGTTTACGAACTGGCAAGGTGGAGGAAGCGGAGGCGGTTATACCGTTGAGGAAGTGACTTCTGTTACTCCAACTCCCGGTTGGACGGTCCAACGTGTAACCAGTCGAATCGACAGTGTTACGGGTTCCGCCGTAGATAATAGCGACCCACGTAACCCGGTCATCGACACGCCGGAAAGTATCAATTTTCTAAGTGGCTTCGACTCCCAACTAGCTGAAGTTCGTGAAGAACTACGAAACGGCGTACCTGTTGTCTGTGTCGCAGACACGGGCGGCACTTTCGCGTCTATCCAAGACAATGCTGGTAACTTCCCTGTCACGGACTTACAGAATCCGGGACATTCCGTTTATCTAGACTTCACCTTCCTGAGGAGTGGAGGTGTCGGTGCGGACTCAACTTTTGAACTGTTCGGACTTACAGCAGAGTTCGCCCAGTTTACGTTCAATATCCAATCACTGGCAACTAGTTCCGACTCAGGAACCACGGGCGAAGACCCAGTTCTATTACACTTGTCCCAAACTGAATCACCTTGGGTACGTTGTGTTGTCGAATTCCCTTCTTGGGGAGCTATCCCTACTGGAATTCAACGTTTCAGATTCAGACCAGCGGGCGACGGTAACATCAATGATGTTCGTGAGGTTTGCTTCCGAAGTCTTGAAATTCGGACTACAAACCCGCTAACACAAGAGAACCTTCCTTGTGTGGCCCAGACCATTGACACACCCGCATCTGATTGGACTACCTCAGGCGGTATTACTGGTAATACTAACTTCAGTATTGGTTCAGCAGGTCAACAGGATGCCGTTGCTGAGTACGCATACGCTGTACCTGTAGGTAACCGAGGCACTAAACACACTTTCAGCTTCGAACTTGGACCTGTCGACTCGGCAGGTAACGACATCGCTTTACGGGTTGAAGTTGAACAAGGCGGTACTGTCTTTGCGTCTCGAGATTTACTGACTGACGAAACCACACAAAGTATCACTTTGAATTTCGTACCTACGGCCGATGTTATCATCCGAATCTCAGACACCAGTACTGGATCTCAAGGCAGCAACCGTGACGCCTCAGTATCTAACATGCAATTAATTGCCACTTGTGAGACACTGAGCCCTAATGATGGTACGCCTACACTAGGCGAAGATCTTCTTGAAGAAGTCTACATCGATGACTCGTCTAGAGCTAACTCACCCTCTGGTTCGACCTTCTCGTTTGATCAGGAGGCACCCATGGTGAATACCACTGACGGTTTGAGGTTTGAAGGTACCAATGATAACACATTGGTTGTACCAGCCGGTTATGACTTGTTCTTAAGTGGCTCCATCCGCAATATGACCAGATCTGCCACGCCCAGTGCTGGTGGTGCAGTAGCAAGATGGTATGATGTAGACAACAACCAAAACATTGGAACTTTCGCCAATGTAGTTCCATCTACTGCCACTGCGTCAGTCGCTGGTGGAGGTGAAGCGTGTTACTACGAACGTACCACCACTGAGCGAAGATTCCAAATCAGGCAATTGACCGCAGTCATCTCAATGGCGGTTAATATCTGCATCCGGGCTCGTAAGATTCCAAAAGTGGCTGTATTGCCAGAATTGGAAACCATTGAAAATGTACTGGTACTATCTGGTACCAACGACATCAATGCTCTGCTGGTTGATGCACCTGTCAACTTCGCGTACCCCTTCCATTCTGCAGCGGGCGGAATCACTTTAACGTCCGGCAGTGGCTTAGGTACGGTAATCAACGGTGATGTACTATTCACGTCCGGCTCTGCTTCTCAAGTGGTACCGGCCGGTGTCACGGGTTGGATATCTAAGGGGTCTACTGGAATCCCTGAAGTTGTTTATTCATTCACGGGTGAGACGGCCAACTCAGAGAATACCACTAACTGGCCCGGCAGTGCTGGAGAGACACTCACATCCAACGGTGATGGTACTTTTACTTTTACGTAATTTAAACTAGTGGGCAGCATGAGGAATGCGGCACCGTTTGGGACGGTGCAAGGACGGGGTTCGACTCCCCGGCTCGCTATTTATACGTCAATTTTGACGTACGTCGATTCTGACGTACGAAGGGAGAAACAATGTTTCGCAAAGCTATTATTTGGGCACTTGTTGCCGTTGGTACATTCTCGACAATTCAAATGTCATCGGCCCAAGGATTGCCCGATCGATTTCGACGTGACGAAGACCGCCTAGGTATCGTCTCGCGTTTCCAAGCTGCGGAAAAATCCCGCAACCAAATGGCTAACCAACTCAGTACGCAGAAGCGGTTGATTGAAAGCTTATCTGAACGTTTGGAAAATCTTCGACAACCAGACACTAAGTCTCTGGAAAGTCGACTCGCCAAGCGAGATGAACAATTGATGGAGGGGCTCTTCCAACGTTTTAAGAAAGAGCAACAATCCCAACCCGATCAAGAAAAGATCGCAGAAGGTATCTTTCAACGTTGGCGAGAGTCTACGGACGTCGAAGGCGAAGAGACTCGAAGAGGTTTAATCAAGTCGCTACGTGAGGCGAAAGCCGAAAATGAAAAACTAGGCCGACGCCTTGGTGATTTCAAACCCTTGCAAGGGGTCATTGATCGTGGTCAACAACTAGTTTGGAAAATATTCTGGTTGGCTATCTCGGTCATTATTGTTTTAGTCGTACTGGGAGCCATTTTGGGTTTCCTTTACATCCGTGCCAAAGCTCGATTAGCCGAATTCGCGATCAAGCTCCCTTAGTAAAGAGAGAAGTCATGACATGCACTTCGAAATCAAATACCTCTTCATCGTCTGGACGGTTGGTTGCCTATCTGGCTTGTCTAGGTGCCTGTATGATGGTGACCATAAGGGTGCTTCCCATGCTTTCTTTGTCGGTCTTTTCTCTGGTTTTCTCGCCCTTGCAATTGTCGCAACTCTGGGTAATGTCGGCCATCCTGATTTCAATCCAACTAGGTGGTTGGGCATCGGATCAATCATCGGCTTGTCCGGACGAGAACAAACCGACATCATCAGTTTCATGTGGCGACGAGTCCTAGGAGATAACGATGCCAAACCCCTTCCACCAAAAAAGAAAAACACACAGCTCCCCGACTCGGGCAAGACTGTCTCTAATAATCCCTTGGGTAATTCTAAGCCTGTTCCTAGTGGTCCAGAAGATAAACCCAAACCAACACTTAAGTACAAACGAAAGAAGCCATGAAACCTCGCCAACTGAATGTAATCGAACCAACCTTCCAAGTTCCTCCCTACCGGTACGAAGTCCTGAAGATGACGTACACCGATTCCGAGGGGCGGACGATCGGCAAACAGATGTCACCACCGGTGGGGCAGATCGAGATTCCCGAGGGTGGTTGTCTATTGGAATTCCAAACAGCGGGCGGTAAGGACGTCGAACAACCGATTCAACTTACGGTGGAAGAAAAACTGAAACCTCTTCGATTTAAACCTGAACAATTCGAGCAAGTCGAAGACGAGCAAGTCGAAGACGAGCAAGTCGAAGACGGGCAAGTTGAAGACGAGCAAGTTGAAGACGAGCAAGTTGAAGACGAGCAAGTTGAAGACGAGCAAGTTGAAGACGAGCAGGGCACATGCGAAGATTGCCCTGAAGCTGGTTGTGAGGGCTGCGACCAAACTGATTGTGACCAAACTGATTGCGACTAAGCAAATACCCGGTGTTTAGTTTAGGCTTTACACCACTCGCCACGACCCTAGTGTCGTGGTTCTTAATTCAACCTAGGAAATAAACAAATGCATCCTGCCGCTTTAGTACGACAAAAACTTGGAGCTGATTTCGATTCAGTTAGTATCGATTGGCAGTTTGTGTTGTGTGTGTTAGATCTTTTGGTCGAACGTGATCCCCGACCTCGAACTTTAACTAACCCGGTCCAAGAGTGTTACGATAGAATCCTTGAGTCGGGGATAGACCCTCGAGCGGATTCGTACGTCCGACTGACACAACTACTCGAGCCGACCTTTGTTTTCTTCGCAGAGAATCCTCTAAGCATCCCAACCCTCTAGAAACCAAGGTGAAACATGGAATCAATTATTAGCCAACTGGAGTTGGACAAAGATGACCAGAGCGGTTTAAGTAAAATGTATGTGATCGAGACCTTACTTGAGCACTACGCTCCGGAAGTCGGACCGCTTGCTAACTGTCTCATTACAACAGACCGTCTTGGTCGAGTTGTCCTGAGTAACTTAGCCGAGATTGGTCCTCTACGGATCGATGCACCAGTCGTTCTTCCCGAAACGTCTAACATTGTTTACAAGAACATTGCACCCGAAGTATCTAACGGAGTGGGCAACGATGTTGGAAACATAATAACTATGTTCACACCACCTGTTGATGGTGACTATGTTGTTGATTACTCTGGTATGTTACAATCGGGCACTGGCGGTATCACCCTCAATGTGGGCTCGACTCAGATCTTTGTTGCAGCACCCTCTACCGGGGGTTTAGACGGGGGCCGATTATCCCTTACTAGGCAAGAAAACTTCACTCCCCCACTGAATCTGCAGGCCGGTATCCCTGTCACAGTAACCCAGTGGGCAGGCGGAGGTGGCCTAGTCCTAAATCACACTGTCTGCGTCCGACTCGATGAACCTGCCGATCCCAATGCTAACACAGGTTTTGACTTCACCTTCCCAGTACCATTAACGTAGGTTAACCATGCTACACGACTCGAACTTAGCTTCGGCTTTCACAAGTGCGGGTCGGAATGTTTACGCCACAACGTGCTCGCGTTGGTCTTCGGTCCGACGTATTATGGGTCCGCCCTACCCCGGAAACTATGGTTGGAAGTACCACCCGTGGGTACGGGAAATTCTGGACTCAAAAGCTACCTACAACGTAACTTTAAAAAGTGCTCAAGGTGGTTTTACTGAGATCGGCATCAACAGGGCTCTCTGGCACATCGATGTCAATAAGAAAGACGTACTCTACGTTCTCCCAACAGCTACCAACGCTGGAGACTTTTCTAAGGCTCGCTTCGGCGGGGCCCTGTTCAACAGTCCTTACCTCAAGAGTATTTTCACCCAGACCAACACGTCGGGGTTGAAACAAGCTGGGGCCACCAATCTGTACATTCGCGGTTCTCGCGGCGACAGTAACCTGAAGTCGGTCCCTGCAGCTGTACTATTCCTCGATGAATTTGATGAGATGGACCAACGTGCTGTGGCTCTTGCCCTGAAACGTTTATCCGGCCAACCGGAAAAAGAAATCTGGTTCATCTCAACTCCGACGATGCCCAACTATGGTGTGTCTGCGGAATACTTACTAACCACACAAGAACACTTCACTTTCAAATGTCCGAAGTGTAGTTGTCAAACCACGTTGACCCCAGAGTGTTTGGTGGTTCGCGGCGAGACAATTAATGATCCGGATATCCATAAGAGTTATCTGAAGTGTAAAGAATGTAACAACAAACTCGACCAAGAAAACAAATGGGAATGGTTGGCTAAAGGGGTATGGAACTCAACATATCAGAACGGAGACCGTAGTCGCCGCGGGTACCATATCAATCAGCTTTATTCCTCGACAGTTACCCCTGCAGAACTTGCGGCGGATTATCTACGCGGGTTAAACAATGAGTTTTATGCTCAAGAATGGTTCAACTCCGTATTGGGTTTACCGTACGTAGGTGATGGGGCCCAACTCGATGAGGCACAAGTCAAACAATGTAAGTCGACACACAGATTAGGCGAACCGCCAAAAGCTGGCGAGCCTTTTAAAATTCGAACGATGGGGATCGACCAAGGTAACACTTCTTACTATGTCATCGTTGAGTGGTCATTCCCTGAAGTCGGCCCGGATATTAACACAATGGCTTCGGCTAAAGTTGTCGATTATGGAAAGTTCTTCCCCCTGTCTGACGGCTACGGTCGTATCGACGAATTAATGCGAGAGTGGCAAATATCCTTTGCGGTGATTGACCCTGACCCATTTTTCGAAGGTGCTTCTGCCTTCGGTAAACGTTTCAATGGTCACGTCCACATGTGTCGTTACCGTCGAGGCTATGCCGGGAAAGAACTTGACGTTGATTCCAAATACGGAAATTCTGGCATGGTCCAGTGCAATCGAAGTTTTTGGTTGGCGACAACCTTAAGCAGGTTTAAGAATCCAGACCGGATCCAACTGCCACAAGACACTAGTCTTGAGTTTATCAAACACATGACGGCTTTGGTACGTCGGTATGAGAAAGACCCTGATGGGAACTCATACACCAAGTACGTAAACATCCGTGATGACCACTTTGCTCACGCGTTGAATTACGCGGAGATAGCATTGCCTTTTGCAGCAAGTTTGCAAAGTGGCGTGAATATCACTAAGGTACTCTAACCGTTTAGAAATGGAAATCAATAATGAGTAGGTTCAGTTTTCTACACCCAACTCGATTGTCAAACTATTACGAGACTGAAAAGTACCGTTACGTTTATGAAGGCGGTCAACGGTTCTTACACAAGTACCTCTATAAGTTTTCCGAGCGGGAAACTAACGAAGAGTTCAAACGTCGTAAACTGTTGACTCCAATCCCTTCGTTTGCGAAAACAGCAATCAACGAAGTCCGCAACAGTATCTTCCAACGTTTGGTCGATGTCACACGTACGGGTGGTAGTAAGACCTACCGAGCATCTGTAATTGGGGAGGCCCGCGGAGTCGACCGTCATAAACGATCGATGACAGCCTACCTCGGCGAGAAAGTCATTCACGAATTACTCGTGATGGGTACAGTCGGTATCTGGGTTGACGCTCCACGTGAAACACCGCAGAGTGTTGCTGCAGCTGCAGTTTCCGACTTCTCACCTTACCTGTACCATTACCGGCTCGAAGACATTTTGAACTGGGACTACGACTCGGAAACCGGAGAGTTAACTAGGATCATTCTTCGCGATCAAGACGTTGGTTTCGATACAGAGTTAGGTTTTCCCTCGGGAACGTCGACCAAGTACCGTAAAGCTTGGATCGACGAGAATGACGGTTACGTTCGGATTCAAATTTCTGCCCACACAAATTTTGCGGATAGTGAAAACGGTAAAGAAGCCGAGATCATAAAGCTAAACTTGAAGAAGATTCCATTCGTCATTGGCGATCTTGGAACTTCCTTAATGAGTGAGATCGCGAACCATCAAATCGCGTTATTGAATCTGTCGTCATCGAACGTCAGTTACAGTGTAGGTGGTTTGTTCAGCTTCTACACAGAACAACGAAACAAGAACGTTGGTTCTCACCTTATCGGCGGGCAAGTCGGAGCCGATGGTTCTCAACTTGGTAACGGCGAAAACACGAAGGACCACATTGATGTTGGTGCTTTCAAAGGTCGTGCCTACCAAGAAGGAATGGACCGACCCGGTTTCATCCATCCAAGCTCAGAGCCTCTTAAAGCTTCGATGGAAATGTGCGAGCGGTTGAAAGACGAGATTCGTCAACTGGTCAGTCTCGCGATCACTAACTTAGGTACCCGAACCTCGGGCGAGTCTAAGGCTGCAGATCAACAGGGATTGGAAGCTGGGCTTTCTTTCATCGGTCTCGTACTCGAAACCATGGAACGAGAGATTGCCGAACACTGGCATGCCTACGAAGAGGATTCTAACGTCCCAACGATCAAGTATCCAAACCGTTGGAACCTGCGAACATCCGAACAACGTATCGACGAAGCAACTAAGGTCTACGAAGCTGCTTGTAAGATTCCCGGAAAAACCGCTAAGAAAGTTGCCTCCAAGTTGTTCATCAACGCACTAGTTGGGAATCATGTCTCAACGACCGTGTTAGATAAAATCCACGCGGAAATTGACAACAGCGAATACACAACTTCGGACCCATTAACTATCCAGATGGGGCACGAGGCAGGTATCATCAGCGGCGAAACTGCGGCTGGAGCTCTCGGTTTCAAAGAAACTGAGGCTAAAAAAGCTCAGGACGAGTACGTCGAAAAACAACGACGAGTCGCCGAGGCTCAAGCGGGGGCTCAAGCGGGGGATCAAGCGGGGGCTCAAGCAGAACCAACAGACGGTTCGGATGTTCCGCCCGATGATAACGACGCTGCTGCTCAACGGGAGCAAAAGCGACAGCAACGACAAGAAGCCACAGGGGATACAACCAATCCCCAACGTGGTCGACAACGGAGAATTACTTAATGTCTCGAGACAAGAATACTTTCAAAGGACCGTTCCGCCATGGTGCGGTCGAGGTGGGGACTGACACTGTCGCCCTACCGGTTGGGCACGTCGGCCAAAGCCACGGTGTACTAATCAAATCTGCCAGTTCCAATTCTGGTATCGTCTATGTTGGTAATAAAGCTGTTACGGCTGACACCACAGAGACAAGTGCCGGTTTCCCTCTGGATCCCGGAGAAAGTTTCTTCGTCGCGATGGAAGAGATTTCTGAAGTTAACCTAGTCGCGGACGCTGGTGGTCAATTTATCCACTGGATCGCGAGATAGTAATGACCCATCGATTATCGCCGAGACAACGATTACTCCATGACGGCGTGAATCGTATTCATAACTTATCCGAACGTCAACGTATTGCCCACATCTGTCTGGTGTCCAACTCAAGTTCGACCCCGCCTGTCATGAACCCTCTGGATAAAGATGGTGACGGTGTATTAGATCAATTTGATGCAGACGTTGACGGTGACGGTGTTCTAAATGTTAATGAGATCACTTTTGTACCTCGAATGATTACCGGTAATTTCTTAATGACGGACATCCCGAATGCTGAGAATCTAAGTGGCAGTCGCGACGTCAGTAGGTTCGTTGGTTACCCTGATGGTAGTATCGTTATTGAGTTCGCAGGTGTTTATACAGACGAAAATGGGGTCTTCAACGCCGCTTTAGGTACGATGGCCAATTTCAGAGTTACGGGTAACGTACCTGTCGAAATTGAAATTACACACGGGCCGGGACTAGCCTCAGGTACTGACGGTTTCGTCTCTGTTGACGGGCAATCTTACGTATTGACTTCCGCCCTCACTGACGAATTCGTCATGGACATCAATGGTAATGTTTACACAGTCACCAGAATAAGTGGTAGTACCGGTAACTCGACACCCTTTCGTTGGCGTTCCCAAGGTTTTGCCTCTGAGGTGGAATTCTTCAGTACCGCCCCGAGAGGGGCTGCTTATGGTTTGAGGATCTTTGTCCCCGTAGACTCAAATGGTGATGGGGTTCCCGACTTCTGTGATACTGATAGGGATGGCGACGGGGTTTCCGACTTGGTGGAAAGTGGCGATGCAACTGCAATTGCGGCGGACACTGACGGTGACGGTTCGATCAGTGTTGAAGAAGCAAATGATGCCGGACTTACCGACAACGATGGTGACGGGGCTTGGGATCAACTAAACGGATAGGTGAAACATGAATTTTGATTTTTATGGTACCGAGGTTGAGGCGGATGAATATTTCCGCCACCGACTTCATTCAGAGTGTTGGTTCGACAACTCCATGCTGGATCGAAAGAAAGCTCTCATTGGTGCCACCCGGATCATCGACACACTATGTTACAAAGGTGTCAAACACCCTTTGTACATGCTGATGGAATCTCAAGTAGACGACAAAAGGAAGTTCTTCCGATTCTTTAATTCGTTCCGTTTTGAGATGATGGAACGTTTCACGCCTGAAGAATTACAAGCCGCCGATGACGCTCAAGCAAATGAGTTCCCTCGCGGTAGAGACACCGCCGTACCGCAGAACATTATCATTGCGAACTATGAGATCGCATTTAATCTGCTCGATGGTAAAGACCCAGAGATCGAACTAGAAAACCTAGGTATCTCTTCCCAAGGGCTTGAAAGTGTTCGAACTACTTACGCTCGATCTCAAGTCCCAATCGAACATATTGTCAATGGTGTCCCCAGTGCAGCAGCTTGGCGACTCATTGCCCCATTCCTCCGAGAGGATATGGCAATCACCCTCCAACGGGTGAGATAAACCACGTCGTACTCGTCCGGCTTTTAGACGAGGATGGTCACTCCCCAGAGAACCTTGACTCTGGAGATACCTTTACTTCTATCAAGGGTAACGGAGAATGCACCAATGCGTTCAAGTTTAAATCGTTTTTTGTTTTCTTTTGTTCCTTCATCAAACCCACTAGTAGTAGGTTACGACGATGCAGGGGCTGGTGGTGACGCAGGCTCAACCGGCGATCAAGGTGCGGATAGTTCTACGGGTGCAAACCCTCCGGGCGACGGTGCTGGCGATGGCGGTGATGGTGGCGGTGCCGGTGGCGGTGCTGGTTCTACAACACCTCCAAGCAACGATACTGGAGAGACTGGACAAGTCTTCACCCAGACACAATTAAACGAGATTTTGGCGAAGGAACGACGCAAGACCCAACGGGAATTGTCGGAAGTCCAGACCCAACTCCAGACGCTTGAGCAAACTGCTCAATTGACAGAACAACAGCGAGAAGAACTCGCCAAGTCGCGTCAGCAACTGGAACAACAATTGATGTCGAAAGAACAGTTGGCCGCGAAACAGCGAAAGACTCTTCAAGAAAAGCACGCTCAAGATTTGGCAGCTGCCAACCTTCGAGCTGAGCAAGCAGAAGCGAAATACGCTGACGCTACAATTCGTCGTCAATTGACAGACGCAGCCGTGGAAGCAGATGCTTTCAACCCGAGCCAAGTAGTGGCTCTCTTGCGAAACGGCACGGAATTAGTCGATGGTAATCCTGTTGTCACGATGGAAATCATCGGGGCAGACGAGAAGCCTACTAAGATTGCCGTGTCGCCCGTAGAGGCTGTTAAGCAAATGTCAGAAATGACAACTGAATACGGCAACCTGTTTCGCAACCATGTGGTTGGTGGAATCGGTGGCGGTGCAACTGATGGCTTCAAGCCCCAGACGGGTAAACTCGACGTGTCCAAGATGTCTCCTCAAGAGTACATCGAGGCTCGTAAAAGCGACCCGAAATCTGTTGGCCTAGGGTAAACCTACCAACATCTGAGTAGTCTCAACGTCGAGGCTACTTCTACAATCTGTACGTTTTGAAAGAATTCAAATACGATGCGAAACTTAGATGAATTATCGTTGCTTATTGCTGTAGCTACTCTTACTGCAGCCCCTCTTACTGTTGGTTACGACGGTGGAGAAGGTAATAGCAACGATGCCTACGTGCCAGAGCACTGGGCAATGGAATCACTTGTGATTCTTGAAGAGTCCATGGTTATGAGTAAGTTGGTCCACCGCGACTTCAACAATCAAGTAGCCCAGTACGGTGACATTGTTAACACACGTCAGCCAAACAAATTCTTGTCTGGTCGTAAGACCGACGTCGACATGGTCGATGAGCAAGACGCGATCAGCCGGAACGTTCAAGTTCCTCTTGATCAACACCACTACGTTTCTTTCATCATCAAAGATGGTGAAGCTTCGTTGTCCTTCAAGGACTTGGTGGCCACTTACCTTAAGCCAGCTATCCAAGCTGTCGGTCGTGGCGTAGACCGCTCTGTCAGTGGACAGATGCACAAGTTCATCGATTGCCCATCTGTTGGTCGACTTGGAGGCTTCTCAGCCGCTAACGCTCGAACACAGCTTACGGCAGCCTTGGAAACTTTGCGTCGAGCAAACGTTCCTCAAGAAGATCTTCGCTTGATCTTGTCGCACCAGAGTCAGACCAGCTTGCTGAACACTGACTTGTTCGTTGCGATGGACCAGTCGGACGATTCTGACGCGTTGCGTAATGCAATGATCACTCGCTTGTTCAACTTCGATATCTACGGTGCGAATAACGTTCCGTGTGTATCTGATCTTGACACAGACGTTGTTCGGGGCGAGGTCACAGACCCGCAAACTCCGGGACAGCCTCCTGCGAGCATGGCCGTAACCATCGCTGGTTACGAAGCACGCGTCGGCGACTGGGTAGTTGTGGCTGGTAATGACCAACCACAATACATCACTGCAGTAACTGCAGGTGGTGGTG